TAATCACAAACATCACTTGAACAAATGTTAATTCAAAACCGTCAAGCTGTTGACAACAACGGCAAGAAGATTCGTTTAGTTCCAAGACAACTTGTTGTTGCTCCTGGTAACATTTTCCAAGCTGAAGTATTGTTAAAATCTGTTTTAAGAACAGGCACAGCTAACAACGATGTAAACCCAATTAAATCAATTGGTTTATTAGATGAAGGCGCTGCAGTTCTTTCACGTTTAACATCATCAACAGCATGGTGGGTTCAAACTGATGCTCCTGAAGGTTTAAAACTTCTCATGAGACGTAAGTTAGAAAAAACTATGGAAGGCGATTTCGAAACTGACTCTATGCGTTACAAAGCAACAGAGCGTTACGATTTAGGCTGGACTGATTGGCGTGCAGCTTACGGCACACCAGGTGTTTAATTAATAGTAAGGGAGGGGAATTTTTTCCCCTTCCAATTTAAAGGAGAACGACATGGCAGCAAATAACGCAGTAACAAACATTGCGGGAGTCGTGTCAGCCATTACTACTACTATTAGTTACACTGATACAACAGTAACGGTTGGTACGCTTCCAGCAAATTCTCAAATCGTCAATGTTCATCTTGATGTATTGACAGCATTTGATGCAGGAACTACAAATACCTTAGCGGTTGGTTACACAGGTGGTACAACTAATGCATATGTAAATCCTACTGCATGTAATGCTTATGGCAGAGCTGGAGTAGGCACTACAGGAGTTTTAGCAGCGTGGGATCCTCTCACTCCTGCAAACACTGATGTAAATGTAACGGTAACTTATGCGAAGTCAGGTACAGCTGCTACGGCAGGTAACGCCCGTGTGACTGTTCTTTATAAATCTTATAGTGGCGACACTAACTAAGGAGAATAATGATGGGACAGTTTAAACCAATGGTAAAAATGGAAACTACAGAGCCTTCAGTGATTTTAAAGCTGAAAAAAGGCGGTAGTGCACATAAAAAAATGCAAGGTGATGCTAAGACAGGTCACAAAATGATGGATGGCGGTATGCCTGCTGATATAGGCGCTTTATCTTCTATGGCACCTAAAATTGCCCCAAGAAGTGCAGCTCCAGTATCTCGCGCACCTGCACGTCCTTCATTCGCTTCAAGACGTAGAGCAATGATGCCTAAAGTGTCAGTACCTCCAATGAAAAAAGGTGGCGCATGTTACGCAGAAGGCGGCGTTGTAGCATCATCAGGTCGTATTCCTGTATCAGCTTCTAAAAAAGGCGCAGAGAAATACGTTAATGGTGATATTTCAACAGCTGAAAAAACTACAAAAACTAGCGGAAAAACTGGCGACGTTAAATTTGGCAATGGTGGCGGTTACAAAACCGGCGGCGTTGTTTTAGGTAACGGTGGTGGTTATAAAACTGGTGGTGTAGCTTTAGGCAACGGCGGTGGTTACAAAAAAGGCGGAAGCTCAAAAAAAGCGTACGCTAGTGGTGGATCAGTGCAAGATGAAGGCAAAGCCACTAGCATGCCACAAGGTGCAAAGAAGCCTTCAGCTCCTGTAGCAATTAATATGCTTTCAGGAACTTTCAAAAAGGGAGGCAATGTATCTTCAAAAAAGTTACAAAGCGTCTTTAAGAAAGAAAATGCACCCGCAATGAAAGAAGCAAAAGCTAAGCTTTTAGATAAGTATTCACCTTATCAAAAGGCTGGTGGTGGTCAAGTTAGTGACAGCGAGTATCAGTCTGTTATGCAAGCTGAAAAAGCTGGTAAAAAAACTATGATTGACAAACCAGTAAAAGCAACACCTCCAAAAGCTGAAAAGCGTTATCCTTCAGGTTTAACTGATAGCGATATTGATAAAGTACTTTCTTCTAAGAAATTCCAAGAAGGTGCCTCACATTTTTCAGACTATAAACGCGGTGGTAAAGCAAAGAAGTAAACTAGGATAGGGGAGGCAACTCCCCTTCCACTAATTTTTTAAGGATTAATTATGGCAGACGCAGTCACATCTCAAACGCTACTTGACGGTGAGCGTTTGGCAATTATGAAATTTACAAACATTAGCGATGGCACAGGAGAAAATGCTGTTACTAAAGTCAATGTATCCACATTAACCCCAAGCGCATCAGGTGGCGCATGTAATGGTGTTACCGTTACAAAAATAACTTCAGTATGTCATGGCATGGAAGTGAGAATGTATTGGGACGCTACAACGGATGTTCCATTCTTTTTAAGCACAGTAAACACTAACTATCAAAATGATTTTTCAAGTTTTGGTGGTATTACAAACAATGCAGGCGCAGGTAAGAATGGTAATATAGTATTTAGCACATCAGATCAAACAGCCGGTGATACTTACACTGTTGTTTTAGAGATGGTCAAACATTACGCGAGTGTATAATCATGCCACTAATCAAAAGTAAATCTAAAGAAGCTTTTGCTAAAAACATTAAAGCTGAAATCAAAGCAGGCAAGCCACAAAAACAAGCTGTAGCTATTGCTTATTCAGTTAAGCGATCAGCTAAAAAAGCTGAAGGTGGTGATGTTGCACAAGATAAAAAGCTTATTAAAAAAGCATTTTCAATGCACGACAAACAACAGCACGAAAATAAAAAAACAAATTTATCTAAACTTAAACGTGGCGGTTCATGCCAATGGTAAAGAGAGGATTATATGCAAACATTCATGCAAAACGCGAAAGAATTGCTCATGGTAGTAAAGAACGTATGCGTAAAGTTGGTTCAGCAGGCGCTCCTACACGTCAAGATTTCATTGAGTCTGCTAAGACAGCCAAAGCAAGTGGCGGAGGAGTCAACCTCTCAGTCGGAAGAGGAGAAAAACTCTCAACAAAACAAGGCGCAGGATTAACTGCTAAAGGCCGCGCAAAATATAACAGAGAAACAGGAAGTAATTTAAAGGCACCACAACCTCAAGGAGGCTCACGTAAGAATAGTTTCTGTGCTCGCATGTCAGGTGTTGTAGAACACTCTAAAGGCGATGCACCAAGAGCTAAAGCATCTTTAAGACGTTGGAACTGCTCAGGTTGGTAAAGGGAAAACATGGCTTATTCAGGCACCGTAGGAACTACAGTCGTAAATGTACAAGAAATTATTGATCACGCAGCGCGTAGATGTGGCAAGCTTGCCGAAGAGTTAACTTCAGAACAACAATTGACTGCTAGACAGTCTCTTTTTTATTTTCTATCAAGTTTAATCAATATCGGTATTCAATATTGGGCAATCAATAAAGAAGTTATTGGCCTAACACCAAACAAATATCAATATACCCTTCCTTTGGGCTCTAATGATACGCTAAACGTTCTTTATCGTACAATGAACCGACCTTCAGGAGATTACACATCATCAGCGGGAGGAGTGGTAGCTAATGTCTATGACGGCAACATCAATACTTACTGTCAGCAAACATCACCTAACGGAAATATCACTGTTTTTTACGGAACAAATGACCCTGTTTACGCAGGTTCTATCGGCATCTTGCCTTACGTGGCAGGTGGCGGCTCAGCCACTTGGTCAGTTATTTTCGAATTTTCTACAGATGGCATTACATGGAATACATTAGATGATTTAGGTCAAGTCATAGTCACTGACAATCAGTGGATTTGGACAGATATTGACCCTGGTCAAAACGTAGAATACTACAGAGTTCGTGTTTATAACGGTACTACAATGGCTCTTCGTGAGCTTTATATCGGTAATAACAGCCGTGAAATTCAAATGTCACGCTTAAATCGCGATGATTACACAAACTTGCCAAATAAAAATTTTACAGCGAATCAACCTTTTCAATATTGGTTTGATCGCACAATTCCTGAGCCAACAATATTTCTTTGGCCTACACCGAACGATGCCTTCGTACAAATGACTGTATGGTATTCTCGTCAAATTATGGATGTTGGAGCTCTAACAAATGAGCTAGAAATTCCTCAAAGATGGTATGAAGCTGTTGTGATGAATTTGGCCCATAGATTAAGCTTAGAATTACCACAAGTGCCTATGGATAGGGTAGTATATTTGGAAAAAATGGCAGCACAATACTTGAATGAAGCCGAACAAGAAGAGCGCGATAAGTCTCCAATTTACTACGCTCCTAACATAAGTGTTTATACAAAATAATGCCAAAATGGCTTGATACAACAGGAATGGCATCGCTTGCAATCGCAGTGTGTGATAGATGCAAAATGAAAAGAGCTTTTTCTGATCTTTCTGCTGACTCAAACTTCCCTGGTTTAAGGGTTTGTAGTCAAGGATGTAAAGACCAGCTTGATCCTTATCGTTTGCCTGCAAGAAAAACAGAAAGAATTAATTTAAGATTTCCACGTCCTGACTTAAGTATAGCTGTAGTAGATAATAGTTTGATTACGGGTGAGTATGGTAGTTTTGTAATATCTCCTGAACAAAATACACAAACACCTGAGAACAATGGAAACCTCGATAACTTAACCGTGAGTCCTGAATAATGGCAAATGTACAGATAACACAATTACCTAATGCAGGTGCGATAACAGGCACCGAATTAGTTCCTATAGTTCAAAACGGGGTAACCGTCAAAGCAACTACAGCCTCACTTGCAGGCGCGCCTGTATTAACAGCATCATTTTTAGAAGTTAGCAATTCAGGCACAACACCAAATTCAAGATATTTTGCAGTAGGCTCCGGCTTAACAACCACAGATGGCGGTGCAGGCGGTGCGTTTACGATAAGTTTAACAGGAGCAGTTCCTGCTTTTAATGCTTTAGGTAATGGCGTTGTAGTTAAAACAGGCGTATCAACATTAGCAAACAGAACAATTACTGCAGGCACTGTAGGTTTATCACTTACAGACGGTGATGGTGTCTCAGGAAATCCTACAGTTAATCTTACTGGATTAGCACTTAATGTAGCCCAACTTGCAGGTAGTGGCATTCTAGCTATCAGTGGTGGCGCGTCAATTAATCCAAGAACAATCACAGGCACATCAGATCAAATTGTTGTAGCAAACGGCACAGGCGCATCAGGCGATCCTACCCTTGGTTTTGCTAACAATCCTGTATTCCCAGGCGTTGCAAGTATCACTGTTCCTCGCGGAACTACAGCACAACGTCCTACAGCCACACCTGGCATGATTCGATATAATACTGACAATCTTGAATTTGAATTTTTTGAAGATAATTCATGGGTAAGCTACGGTCAAGGTGAAGGAACAGTTACAAGCGTTACAGGCACTGCAGAACAAATTACTGTTATAAACGGAACAACAACCCCAGTAATTTCTATTACTTCTGACCCAACACTTCCTGGAACAGGTGCTGTTATCGTTCCTGCAGGGTCAACAGTTCAACGAAATTCATCAGAAATAGCCCAGTTCCGTTACAACACAGATTTAAATCAATTTGAAGGTTGCACTGATACAGGATGGAGTCAATTTACTTTATCTTCAGCCGTTTCTTCATTTAGAACAACATTAAGTGGATTAACACCATCAACTGCCACTACTGGCGCTGTTGTTTTAGCAGGCACATTAGGTGTCCCAAGCGGAGGTACGGGCGCTATCACTTTAACGGGATACGTTAAAGGTAATGGCATCTCTGCATTTACAGCAAGCCCTACAATTCCTACAACAGATTTATCAGGCACTATTTCAAATGCACAATTAGCAAATAGCTCTGTAACTTACAATGGCGTAACTGTTGCACTAGGTGCTTCAGGCACAATTACTGCGGCTAATCCATATGCATTAACTATTAGCACAGGCTTAACAGGCACAAGTTACGATGGTTCAGCTGCGGTGACAATTGCGATTGACAGCACTGTAGTTACATTAACAGGCACACAAACACTTACAAATAAATCAATTAGTGGCTCAGCAAATACAATTACTAATATTGGTAATGCATCATTAACTAACAGTTCAATCACGATAGGATCTAACTCAGTATCGCTTGGTGGCACTTTAACAACATTTAACGGTGTATCTATCAGCGGAGCAGCCAATACATTAACTAACATTGGTAATTCATCGCTTGTAAATAGCTCAGTCACCATTGGTACAGACAGCTTGTCATTAGGTGGAACGCTAACAACATTTAATGGAGTATCTATCAGTGGAACTTCTAACACATTAACTAATATTGGAAATGCATCACTTACAAATAGTTCAGTCACTATTGGCACAGATTCATTATCGCTTGGTGGAACATTAACAACATTAAATGGAGTTTCAATTAATGGATCCAATAATACTTTATCAAATATTGCTAACGCATCACTTACAAATAGTTCAATTACAATTAATGGTAACTTGGTAAGTCTTGGTGGCTCAACAACTGTTACAGCTAACACAACTAATGCATTAACAATTGGAACAGGTCTTACAGGCACTAGCTTTAATGGATCTTCTGCAGTCACTATTGCAATTAATTCAACCGTTGTTACTTTAACTGGCACACAAACACTCACAAACAAAACACTTACTACGCCTGTGATTTCTAGCATTATTAACACGGGCACACTTACATTACCTACATCTACTGACACATTAGTAGCTAGAAATACTACAGACACACTTACAAACAAATCAATTAGCGGATCAACTAATACACTTACAAACATTCCTAATAGTGCATTAACTAACAGCTCAATCACATTAGGTACAACCAATATTGCATTAGGTGGCACATCATTAACTCCTGCTGGATTGACAAGCGTTACTGTTACACAAGACCCAACAGCCAATTTAGATTTGGCAACAAAACAATACGTTGATAATTTAGTATCAACAGGTCTTTCATATCACCAGCCAGTGTATTGCTCTACAAGTACGCCAATTATTGAGACAACAATTGCGTACAACCAACCCGGTGGAGCGGGAGTTGGTGTTGGCGCTACCTTAACAAGGACTAGCAGTTTTGCAACTCTTACTATTGACGGTACGACTCCATCAGTCGGTTCGAGGGTTTTAGTGAGAGCGCAAACCACCCAAGCATGGAATGGTGTCTACACGGTTACAAGCGTTGGTTCTGCTTCTACTGGATGGGTACTGACCCGCGCAACTGATGCAGACACTTACGGTCCAGGTGTAAATCAACTTAGTCAAAACGATTATTTCTTTGTGCAAAACGGCACTGTCAACAAAGGCAGTTCGTTTGTGGTCACAACGGTTGGACCCATTATTTTTGGCACAACTGCCATTACTTTTGCTGAATTCAGCAGTTCGCAAGTTTATACGGGTGGCACAGGTATTACTGTATCAGGAACCGTAATCAGTATTACGGATACTGCTGTAACGGCAGGCTCTTACGGCTCGGCAAGCTCTGTAGGCACGTTTACAGTTAATGCGCAAGGTCAATTGACTTTAGCAAGTAATTCATCCATTGCAATTAACGGCAATCAAATTACATCAGGCACTGTAGGTTCTGCTTATATAAGCGGTTCATATACAAACATTACAGGCGTTGGCACATTAACAGCAGGCACTTGGACTGCAAATACAATCGGAGCTGGATATGGAGGAACTGGGTTATCTACTTATACTGCTGGTGATCTTATATATGCTAGTGGATCGACTACATTATCTAAACTTGGTATCGGCACTAACGGTTACGTTTTAACTGTAAATAGTGGTATACCTTCATGGCAAGCTATTCCATCAAGTGTTACATCTTTTCAAACCTCTTTAAGCGGGTTAACTCCAAGTACTTCTACTACAGGTGCTATAACCTTAGCGGGAACTCTAGGCGTTAGTAGCGGCGGTACCGGGGCATCTACATTAACTGGCTATGTTAAAGGAAGCGGAACGTCTGCACTTACTGCCTCAGCAACAATTCCATTCTCTGATATATCAGGAACAGTCAGCACCACAAACGCAGCAACATTTAATAACAGTGGATCAGGCGCTGCATCAGGAGCTACTTTTAACGGATCTGCTGCCCAAACAATTTCCTACAATACACTTGGTGCTCCAAAAGCAGACGGTACAGGAGCTTCAGGTACTTGGGCAATTAACATTAGTGGCAACGCTGCAACTGCAACTTCAGCCACATCAGCAACAACAGCTACCAATTTAGCAGGCGGCGCAGCTAGCCAAATACCATATCAATCTGCAGCAGGAACGACAGCATTTATTGCTAACGGAACCGCAGGTCAGGTATTGACATCAGCAGGATCAGGAACACCTGTTTGGTCAGGTATTTCAGGTGGAACTTTTTAATTAATAATGTTAGACTTTAGGCACAAAAGGACTTAATTATGGCACAAACAGGCTATACCCCAATACAACTCTATTACAGCTCGACCGCTACTAATATACCTTCAGCAAGTAACTTAGCAAGTGGCGAATTGGCGATTAATATTGCCGATGGAAAGCTTTACTTTAAAAATTCTTCCAACGCTGTAACGTTACTAGCTCAATCTTCAGCTGCTAATCCTGTATCAACAATTTCTTTTGGTTCAACAGGTTTAACACCATCTACTGCAACGTCAGGTGCCGTGACAGTCGCAGGAACATTAGCTGCTACAAGCGGGGGAACTGGTCTTTCTACATACGCAACAGGCGACGTTATTTATGCGTCAGCGTCTAACACATTATCAAAACTTGCTGCAGGAACTAACGGACAAGTATTAACATTAGCTTCAGGCGTACCTTCATGGTCAACCCCTGCATCAGGTGGTGTGACAACAATCAGTTTTGGTTCTACAGGACTTACGCCATCGACCGCAACATCAGGAGCTGTTTCTGTAGCAGGTACACTAGCAGTAGCAAATGGTGGTACAGGCGTCACAACATCGACAGGTACGGGAGCAGGCGTTCATGCAACATCTCCAACACTTGTCACTCCTGTTTTAGGAACACCAACATCAGTTACTTTAACTAATGCAACAGGTCTTCCATTAACAACAGGTGTAACCGGTACATTACCTGTAGGTAACGGTGGTACTAATCTTACAACATATACAACAGGTGACGTTTTATACGCATCTGCAACAAACACAATCGGCAAGCTTGCTATCGGAACAGCGGGTCAAGTATTAACAGTTTCAGGTGGCACAGTAGCATGGGCAACACCTGCGGCAGGCGGTGTAACTTCAATTACAGGTACAGCTAACCAAGTTATTGCATCAGCATCAACAGGCGCTATTACATTATCAACACCACAATCAATTGGTACAGCATCAAGCGTTCAGTTTGGTTCATTCGGTGTAGGTACAGCGGCTTCAGGAACTACAGGTGAAATTCGCGCAACAAACAATATTACAGCTTACTACTCTGACGACAGATTAAAAACAAAATTAGGTAATATTCCCAATGCTGTTGACAAAGTATTCTCATTAAGCGGCTTCTACTATGAGGCCAACGAAACAGCTCAAGCATTAGGTTACGAAGTTAAAAAAGAAGTGGGTGTGTCAGCACAAGAAGTACAAAAGATTATGCCTGAGGTTGTAGCTCCAGCACCTATTGATGAGCAATACTTAACAGTGCGTTATGAAAGACTTGTTCCATTACTTATCGAGGCAATTAAAGAATTAACACAACGCGTGGTTGAATTAGAAAAGGCGAAGTAACATGACCTTACCTGCATCAGGTCCAATATCGTACAATAACATCAACGTTGAGCTTACTTTAGCAGG